TCAACTGGAACGATGCCACAAGGGGTTGTTGAGGGAGATATTGTTGTATCAAAGGGAGAAACTAAATCTAATATTAAATCTGCGGTGACAACTCCTATTGTAGAAGTGGTTGATATAGGAGGTGTTCCGGCTGAAAATACATTCATGTCTGCTTCCATAACAAAGTTAAGGCCGCCTTTTCGGAACGCAAATAATGTTTGAGTAAGTGATATCCAATCGGGCAAATAATCAGTTGGGAGCCCATCTCCCATATTAACAGTAGGATTAGGTGATATAACAAATTTCTTGGTTAATGGTGATGTGATTTGCTGAAATTCTATAATGCGCATATTACGCTTTACCATCTGACGCAATGATGTGATGATCTCTCCGAAGCAGACCATAGGTGCTTTTGAATTAAATGAAACATTATTATTAAGGAGGGAATTTACTGGGGAAGTGAGCATCTGGTGATACTTATTTGAACCTGTCGATATGCCTTGAATTCTAACTATGTCATTTACCGCCTTATAATCCTTACGGACACAAGGCTCAACAAATCTATTACGGAAAAGGGAGGGGAGCTGGTTATAGGGTGTCCAATTTGGTCTTCTTGGACACTGATAGTCACAATCAGGACCTGCCGAAGCAAGTACATTGATCTCAATCATCGGATTTACAGATGAGGAAGCTACTTGCAGCTTGTTGAGTACGCGAACGTAGACAACACCACAAGCGTTATCAAGTGACCAAGCAGTGCCAGTCCAAGACAAGTTGGAAATGGTTTGTTTATAGGGGAGCTGTCCATTATAGGGTAAAATTAATGATATGTTAGGTGTTTCTGATATATCCCAAATGGCGCGAACACATTTAGTCACATCAAGAGTCGGGGGTATGGTTGTGGTTGAACTATTATCAAAAGTATTTGGTGCCCATATGATTTCGAGCCTGCCCGAATGAAAGAGAGTTTTTACGGCGCTAAAAGTGAGAACAACTGAGCCACGCCAAAAGAAGAAAAGAGATGCGAGAAAACTATATGGTGTGAGCTGAAAGACCTGCTTACTAGTGACCGTTGCTTGACGCATGAAATTATATGATTGGTTATACAGATACAAGTTTGTCTCTTCTGGTTGTGTGTTTGACCATTCAAATTTGTCAATATAAGTTGGACGCATGGCGATTGAACGGAAATTCATCTCGTCATGATCAGAAGCGAAGATGCCCTTCGCTGTGGGAGCGCTGTTAAACTTATATGCTGACATTGAATTCCCATGTGCGGTTCCATCCACTGATGCGAAATCAGGGGTGTTATCGATCACAATGTGTTGTTGGGTACCAGTATGTTGGGGTTTCGAAAATCCCAGCATTTGAGCAACACCAACAGCACCCTGAACCACAGCATTAATGGCGCCAACTACGGGTTTAGCCTCAGGCATGATTGCTCCTGCCACGGCAGCCGCCATAGAGACGCCCTGTCCTATCACTGACGCACCACTAGAAGTTTTTGCTTCAGCGGAGCGCACCTCGACGTACTTATTGGTGGGTAATGCAGTCTTATAAAACGTAGTGTAATGAGTTGGTGCTGAGCCAGCAGCATAACCTGTCGGCATGCGATGTTGTGGATGATCTAGATTGCCCCAAAGAGAAACGGTGACTGTGTTTCCCGATGGATCTTGGAGGGCATTAAAACATGCGACATTAATTTGCCATAAAATAGGATCTGCGTTAACTATATCATATTGGACATAAGGTCCGCAATGTGGTAGGTAGATATTCACAAGGTTGGCTGTCCCTTGCAAATCTAAGAAGGCATGTGGTAATTGAGTTACGGATATAGCGTTAGTCTGTTGGAGGAAAGCTCTATTGCCTATTGAATCTGGATAAGGCACAGCATATATGATTAATCGACCTGCCTGGAACTTTTGCGCATTCACCATCAGCGCAACATTCACTCCTGATCTTAGGAATGCCTGACCTGTCAATTTCTCATAAACGTTGTGGGAGTTATCCAATCCACCAGCAATAATAGCATTCGGAAAATTTGCAGAAATGAGATTTGGAACATATGAATTTGTGGGAAATTTTAAATCTGAAACTGCTGCTGTTGTGGTATTCCATTCTGCCCTAGCAACTACAACGTAGCGCTCAAGAAAGTTAGCAATGGTGTGCACCTTAAGGTCCTCCACAGTTGATCTAATAACTTGGAAATCTAAAGGAACAATTTTCTCCACTACCTGCTCTCTGGCCGCTGAATCTTTATTGAAGAACTTAGTTATCTCTTCCTCCGTCACTTCAGTTGTCACAGTTCCTGCTGCTGTCACTTCCGTTTCAGCGACAACAGAATCAGTCGTTTGGGGTGTTTCATCAGGGATATTTGATTCGGTGGTTGGCATCTCGCCAGTAGAGTCGTTTCCAATTAAGTCTGTTTGAGTTATTTCTGGTTGATCTGTCGCAATCCAATGTTACGCCGATGGGACGCGGATTAACGTCTAATGGGCGGGGATGTTTGAGGTTTGTTTGGAGGGCTGCTCCGAGCTGTTCTCTCCCTGAATAGGGCAGCTGCGCAATGGCTCAAAACTAGCCTTAAAATACCAATGCGCACACAGATGTCTTTAAAGAAAGTATATGCAATCTAGGATATCAAGTTTCCCTGATCTCCACAATCGCTGATACTCCAAGTAGCTGTGCCCTACTTGTAGATGTCGTTTAACTTTGTCGGAAAGTTTGGACATTATCCGATTATACTCGTCACTGAAGACCTTCTCCCCATGCTTTGACCATTCCCGCATAGCAACGCTAACATTAAGGGCCAAGCCTACATCCGGATTTCCTGTTTTGTGATACCAATTTAACATTTCGGTAATAGAGTCTGGTTCTAATGGACCCACATACCGCATGAGGCCTTCATCAAAACGAAATCCACGTTTCAAGAAAGTGACTTCTTGAAGGGTTCGGTAGTCGGAAAATGTGTTCTTATTCTCGTCGGTGTATATCATGCCAATCTTCTCAAATCCTCTCGCCATAATTTCCTGAGTAAATTCATCTTTCACTTGGTCGCCTACGGATATGACATTGTCATCTCCATAGGCGATCATGCTTATAGTCTCATTAAACTCCATCATTGAGCGATCAGTCTCGAGCATCCACACTATTCTGGTTGCCACTAGGTTGTAAATCGAATTAATCATCACTGTTAAAGGAACGCCTGAAGGTAGGCTCTTATTCCATTGGTATACCTTCCCCTCACATATGTGAAATGAAGATACGACATCCTCGAATAGAACATCCCGAATGAGACGATTCTGTTCTCCGTCATTATACAGTTCTTGAAAAATCCAATTACAACTACGCAATATTTCAGCATTAAGTGAACCATCATAGTTGGAAAAGTCACCGGCAACGATGTTTTGCCCTTTCCCCTCAAGCCTTCGGGCTAAACGATCCCACATGATTGAATGGGGATTTATTCCGACCGCAATACCATTAAAGACGTGGTTATGCATCAAGAAGGCCATCATCGGGAGATAGAATTGTCGAATCATTATGACCAGGTCCATTGGGGCTGCAGAGAAAAGTCTGGTCTTACCTTGCTCCACTTTTGCTTTCGGACGCTTCTCGTCCTTCAGCGTATCAATGTAGATGTTCATTGAACGCTCACCTCTCGACGCTTTAACGAGTTTGGTCAGAACTCTCTTTTTAAGACCTTGCATCTCTGGACTTTCCAACCGAAAGTCACCGTCTATTCCCATCCAATGAGATTTCCCTGGTTCTTGTGGGGACTTCTCAAAGACGAATGGATATCCGGGACTACTGGATCGTGTAATTGATCCCATGTACTCGTCTCCATCAATTCCTGTCACTGCTTCTTCGAAGGTTAATACTTTCTGATAGTCCTGTAACTTGATATTTTCATGGTGTGACACTTTCAGCTGTCCTAACACATCACTCGCCGCTACATGCACAAGTTCATCCCACACAGCCAA